GTCGTTTATTGGCTACGCCGCTGGCTTTGCCCAAAGACATCATGTGGAAGTTGAGAGTCTGTACTGTCCTGAATACGTAAAAGAACGTGTACGCGATTATCGTCGGTCACCTGTTACAGTTGATCTGATTCGCGAAGACATCAAACGTTTCCAAGGTACATACCCACAACGCCCATCCGACCCCTTATTACAGGAGGTTATTTCTGCTGCTAGAGCTAAATTTCAAATCCGAAAACAAAATCCCATTCACTTGGCTGACCTTCCCGGTTTTACACATCAAACTGATACATCGTCTCCAGGCCTTCCTTGGCGTACCTTCGGTTATCACACCAAACGTGAGGTGTTAGATGATCCCGTCGCGTTTAATAGTGTCAGGCGCTTCTGGCACGGTATCAAAAATGGTTTGTATACGAAGCCACCTGATTGCAGTGCGTTCCTTCGCGCGCATGTCGTTGACAAGACTGAATTCAAGGTTCGCGCGGTATGGGGTTATCCCGCAACTGTGACATTTCAAGAGTCTTGTTTCGTAAGACCTCTAATGACTGAATATAGCAAAGGGTTCTCTCCCATTGCTTACAGCTATGAGACCGCAAAAGGTGGTGCTAAACGCCTTCGCCATCGTTTCGGAATGTACGAGCATTTTCTTTCGACGGATTACAAGAACTTTGATAAGACTGTTCCGCCGTGGTTGATCCGTATCGCATTTGATATACTCCTCGACAATATGGACTTTTCGGTTTATCGAGAGCGCGGTATTCCAGACGCCAGCCAGCTAATGGTTGTTTGGGATTACATTGTTGAGTATTTCATCCGGACACCAATCCGAATGTGTACCGGGGAAAGGTATCGTAAGAACAAAGGTATCGCGAGTGGAAGTGGGTTTACGCAGCTGGTGGGTTCAATTTGTAATTGGATCATTACAGTCTACGCACTTCGCAGGTGTGGTTACGTGATTGGCGATCTTGTCGTACTTGGTGATGATGCACTCATTGGACTTAGTCGTATGGTTGACTTGATTTTGATGGCAAAAGTCGTTCTAGCCGCTTTTGGCATGATTATTAATGTAAAGAAGTCCCATCAATCTTCGAATTTGTCCGATGTATCCTTTCTTGGATATAAACTTGCACCAGTACCGATAAAAGAAGAGAAGACATTGTGGGCAAGCCTTGCTTATCCAGAAACACCCGATGATAACTTCGACAAGTTTGCAACTCGGGCTATGGGTTTGTTGCTCGCCAACTTTGGAGTTCACGAGGACTTTGACCGTGTGTGTCGCATTATTCTTAAGCACACTTGGGTTTGTGATTTGACTCCATCGTTAAGGCGAATGTTGGATATTATGGGAATAAGTGCAATTCCTAAAGAGCCGCCCGATCTTCTAAGACTGTAC